TATCATTTCCATATTTGGCTATTCCCAAAACCGTAGGATTTCTAGTCGAATTTACAGGAAGTGGAAATTCATAATCTAGAACAGAAGTGGTTCCTGATTTATCAAAGAATACCCAGTAACTTTGTTCGGTGTAGGTTGGGTATTCATAGGTAACTGTCGCTATAAGATAGTTATTGTAAGGTGTAACAAATGGTAAAAAGTATGTTAGTGCGGAGTAATAAAGATTTCCATCGCTATCGCCATAAAGGGGATTTCCTGCAAGTTGACCATAGGGTGTTACAAATGTTGATGATGTCTGACCGGGACTTATTGAATCAAGGGCAGTTGCATACACTGCGTAATATTCAAGTCCCCCTGTATATGTCAGGACTCCACCATCAAATCCATCATAGGTAACTTCTGTTGTGGTTGTTGAGTCAACCTCGATGGTATAAGATGTGGAAGTTGTTGGTTCTAATGATTCACCTTTATAAAAGCCATATTGATTTCTCCACATCCTATCATTATTCCATGAAGTCAGTGCATCTACTTGATTATATGGAAAACCATCTAGCCAAGAAGTAATAGAAGAGACTGAAGAACTCGAAGATGTTGTGGTGTTTTCTGAAGTTGGATAATTGATAGTGAAAGTCGCCGTAAATCCTCCGAATTGTGCCGTTTGATCTGAATCGGTAGTTGGGTTTATTGGACCTCCAACATGATTTTCTCCAACTCCATATATGGTGTGTTGTTGTCCATCTACTTGAAGTTGTTGGTATGTTGATACGTTTGAAAGATACCCTGACATACCTGGCGAAAATGTTTGAAAATAACTTGTGCAGGTGATGTTCCAGGCAGATGGAATGTCAGTTGGCAACTGCCCATAGTTGGGATTTGTTACTGAAACAAATGAATAAACAGAAGAAAATGATGTAATTGTAACCGTTGTGATTTCAGCACTTTCTGGATACCAGACAGTTGTAGTTCCGATTAATCCATCGGAACCTCCATTTGAATCAAAATAAACCCAACCAACTGCCGTATCGTAAGAATACGAACTATATGTTGACTCCGTAGTTGTTAGTGGAGTTAAAAATCTGTACCTATCTCCCGCTTCTCCAACACTGAAAGAAGATGAAGTCGTCGTATTAACATACAACGTATAAGTAGATGTTGTTAAAACCTGAAAATTATCAAGAGCGGTATAATTTGGCATAATATTACCATGTCCAGTAATACCAACTGGTAGAGGATCCTGTTGAATCAGTAGTTGAAAAGGCAACTGTGGATACAAGGCTTATCCAATTTGCAGATATAAAATTGAATGTTTTATTGTTTTTATGAGCATACATTCCAATGGGTATATTTAATAAATTTGGAGGGGAGTTTTGTGAAATTGTTTGGGGAATAGGCAATGTCCCTCCACTATTCAGAACCACGGAATTGACCGATCCATCTTGTATCGTACACGTTGCCCATACATACAGATCGCTGTCTGAAACACTTGGGTTAAATGTTAAAATGTTTGAAGGTAAAAATCCTGCGACAATACCAGGGGTAATCGTCATCTGGCCCCCTTCAACAATGGGTTGAAAGGGAATGCCTGTCGTTTGATCTAATTGCAGTGCCTTTGTAAGAATATCGCGGGAACCTGGTATGGAAACCCTGACTAAAGGAAAGTGTTTATCTACCTGTTGCGCTTGCTGATGAACAACATTTGAAATCTGATCCATTCCTGCGGCTTTATTAAAAGCCATAAATGGGTCATAGTTCCCCCTATTGGACTCGGCAGATTGATTGAATGCCTCAAAAGGATCCATAATCGGATTACCTTACCGGCATGATTTGTCCGGGGTCGTTGATAGGAATGTTTGCGGCTGGCTCTTGGCTCTTGTCAGTATCCTGATCAACAGGAGTTCCATCTGGATTCATCTGCGGTGGTTGTGGTGCAACTGGGGTAATGATCTGCTCGGCCTGCTCGATCTGAAGGGCCTTTAGTGCCTGAACATAGAGCAATTTTGCCTTTTCCTGCACGTTTGGTTGAAGCTGATAGAATTGGTTGAGAAGATTTGCCGCCTGAACACTACTTTCTAGCATTTGTTCGCTCTTGGATCTGGTAAGAAGCAACTCCACATCAATGTCTAGGTTACGAACCTGATCCGGGGTCAGGGAAAGAACTTCTTTGGCATCTCCATTTGTCACAGTGAATACCTCTTCGGCATCCATGTTCTGATAAATGATTTCTGCGGCTGTTCTAAGAACCTCCGTAAGACCTGGCTCCAATGCCTCTAAATAAAGGCTAAACATCTCATTTCCTGATTTCTCGATATTCCTGACTCCGGTGGCGAGTTTTGCACTGGGAAGACCAGCGGCCTGACCATCCATCGCATTCACCACGCCGCTTTCCAACTGCATGAGTTGCATAAACGTCTCCATCATTTCAAAAAGATTGTTGCCCTTCACTTCAGGCAAAGTGACATAATCTAGGGCATCTTCCTTTTTGCTCCCAGGAAGGAGCGTATAGGTCATCCCGGTGTTGAGAACTAGATTAGGATCACGCTGTCCCTCAAGCGTTTTGCTTGGATTCCAGAATGTCGTCCTACCTGCGGCACTTTCTGCAAAATTGCGGCGATTGATACACAGATCAATGAATTGCTGGCTGAGTTCAAATACTTCCATCCCCCCTACCCCATGCCAACGGCCATCGATGCCATTGATGCGGATCACTGTGAATGGACGTTTTCCGGATGGTGAGACATTTCCAAGGTAATCGTAAAAAATCGGGGACATCGTGCGCTTGTCGATCACCAGCATGATTTCCTCCACAAGGCCGTCCCCATCTGCATCATAGGAAAGATAGCACTCGGCAATTTCGGAGGTGGGGTTTTCGGTACTATTGTCCGTTTGGAGTTCACCCCACTCGTATCGGGGTTGATTGCGTCCTGTTTTGGGCACGTTCCCATCACCGGACATATTTTTTAGAAGATCCATCATCTTCTGGGCATTTCGTACATCCTCCTCCGTTGTCGGTGGATTCATGATGTCCCTGCGGCTATATTGGTCGATCAGGGACATGACAGGTAAATCGTAGAGATGGCAGATAAAGTCGGCGCTCTGAACATCCTCTGCTGTCAGTGGGCACAGAAAATCCTTGTAATAAACAACTCCGCAATCAGGCCCTCGATAAAGGCTGTTTTTCTTGGTGATCATTTTCGGAGCAAAGATCGGAATCTCCGGCATCGGGGTAATTTGATCGCGCTCAAGAACCATTCCACCAAAAGGTTGCCCTGTAGCTGGATTCATTCCCTGAACAAAAGAATCTTCCTCTGTAATTGGTAGTCCGTCAGTGCCAAGAATCTCGTTACCCTGCTCGTCAACTAGGACGTTTTGCATGGTTTTGTAGATCATGTCTCGGTTCTTAAAGGTCGTTTTGACAACGGCCTCGCCACGGATAAAAGCGTACTCGATTGCTTTTATGAGTTGGTTTTTGACGTTTGTTTTATTTTCGATCTTCCACTGGGCGTGTTTTTCAATCGTCTCGGCAAGTTCGTCATCCTGTTGTGCCACCGGATACACTCCAAACCACGGATCAGTTCCAAAGAAATACTCAACGGATCGAGCGATCATCTGGCGAACCATGCGTCGTGTGACAGGAAGCGTCAGATTACTTTCCTTAAAGATTCCACCTACTGCCCAGCGCCTCCACTCGACCTTATTGTGATAGGTCATTTCGTAGTAATCACGCTTACCCATGAAAGTTCTTCCCCCAGTGGGCTTTTCGGGATCTTCACGCTCGAACCAGTTGTGCCAGAGAGTAATTGTCCTGCCCAACTCCACTTCAAGTTGTTCGATGCGGGTCGTGGCAAGTTCCATCAGCTTATCCTCGGTGGCACGATCAAGCCGCAGGGAACTAGGGAAAGGTACCCTGGGGGCATTCGGGTCTAATGCCGGTGATACGTCAGGGAGTTTCCTATTATCTAGGGCGTTTGTGGCTTGGTTGTCTGAAGAAATCATATTTTCGTCTGTGATTGCGTTTTATACTTGTGTTTTGGGTTTATAGCCAGCCTTCTCTTTCAGGATAAATTCATACCAGAGCCACGATTTTTCAGGATTTCCAGATCCCTCATGGAGTTGCCAGTTTCGAGCCTCCTTTGCCATTTCTTCTCGTTTCTTGGGATTAAATGCCAAGCACGAGGCGTAATAACTGGCCTCATCTGCTGAATTACAGAGAAAACCAGTCACTCCGTGCTGAATTTGTTCCTTAAAACCCTGAGTATTTGATCCTATTGGGACACATCCACTAAGCATTGCCTGGGTGGTGGAGATTCCATAACTTTCTAGGAATGGGTAGTAATGAAGCAGACAATGGCTTGTCGCGTAAAGTTCCGACATCAGCAATGGATCAGAAATATGATCATTGAGAATGACATTGAGTGAACCATTCCACTTGCTCGATGGGTCACAAGGATTTCCCACCTTGTAAAGCGCCTTTTCCCCCCATCCGGCCACCTCTATCTGAACCTTAATTCCAGCCGGTGCCATGATGGAGCTAAACATTCTCCAACTCTCTTCATGCCATTTTTCAGAATCATCGCGGGAGGCTTTGAGCACCCTGAACTCCTTGCGATTTTTCTTTTTGGGGGCAAGCGGCATATAACGACTCTTGGGATTGATATAGATCTGATACCCTTTGCGGTGACAGATTCTTGTCCCCTTTCCGGCGGCCTTGACAAGTTGAGGGCCAACAAGATCTCCATTACTTGTCGTTTGAAAGAAATACTCATCGACAAGGCCATCTTGGATCGCACTGATCTCGGCATCGATCAAATGGGACATACAACTACTCCAGATCATCCATTTTGGCCTGTCTGAATACTGCCTCATGTAGTCAAAGCACTTGTCCTCTCCAAAGCTCATCAGGATCTTGCACTCCTCGAACATACCTGGCCGGTAATGAACGACCGGCACTCCGAGTTGCCTTAAAAAGTTAGCCCTACCACTATCTACGATAGGGTCTCCCATTGGCACGATGCACCGAACAGGTACATTTTTAGATTTCAGGAGTTCTATTGCACCAAGGAGTTCAGGACCACATCCTCCGGCCTGATGAATGATTCCAAAAAACGAAATCACTGAACTTCCTCCATTTTTACGCCGTAGATTACGTTAAAATGATGCTCGCAGGATTCTTGGAAAGTAATGCCACTGCAATTTAGAGAAAGATCTGCCAAGCGACTATAGTAATCATGAGATCTGCGTTTGATTACTTCTTTTGTGACATAATGTTGAGATCCCCATACACCGCAACTATAGGCAGGAACATGATACTCAGGCGGAACAATCCATGTCAGATTCCCAAATGCAGATCCTTTTCCGACACTTGTATGGAAAGGCCTAGAATTGCAGAAATAATCAAAAATGTTTGTCATTTTTTCCCTATTCACTTCTAACAGAATTTCACTGGTATGCCCTATGAATGGTGCTCCTTGTAAAAAAACAATGATGTCATCCAGATTTTCGTAATTTCTGTCAATCCAACGAATCCACTGACCGCAATCCCATCCCCCATTAGGAGTTTTTTCAATTTTTGCATTGATACCTTTAGGTATTTCCGGAACTTCACCTGCCTGAGAAATGGTGATGGAAAAATCTTTAGGCAACGCAGTTAGCCATTGAAGTTGCTCTTTGTAATGCGCCACGACAACTCGAACACTTGGCAATTTATTGATGGGCGTAGAAATAGTGGCGGAAAGGTATTCAGTATTGTTTTTCATAGGTGGTGGTTTTGTGTCTGTTTTAATTTCCAAAAAGCATCTGCTGGATACTCTTTGTTTTAGGCCTCATTGAGGACAATACCTGTTGTTTAGCGTCCTTTCGGCTCTGTTCAAGGATTTTATGGACAAGTTTATGGTCTTCCTCAGTGGGATTTTTAGCCATTTGTGGAGTGATTGCGGCGCGGGTAGCTTGTTGGAATGCTTTTCCTGCTAGTTCCGAATACTTCCGGAACATCTTGTCATCCATGTAGTGAACTTTACCTGTCACTGGATCGACATACCTGCGGGTTGGCTTATCCGGGGCAAATGCCTCGTCCGGATGCTTGGCATTCCAGTTGGCAAAAAGCCTATCTGCCGGTTCGACCTTGGGTACTTCCCTACCCTGCATTGGGGTCAACCTAGAAACCATAGTCCCCTCTTTCTTGATGGGATTGCCATAGAGATCGATCCTGGGTTCATTGAGTGAACCAAATGGCAATGCTGATTGACCTACCCGCTGGGCAATGCGTGGGATGAGTTCTTTGGGGTTGCCCTCAACGCTTGTTTCCCTGACATAAGGATCTGATGCCCGGATTGGCTGGCGTAACAGGTTGGGCACAAAGCTCGCGGCAAAGTTTGCCGCCCAGTCTGCGGCGTTTTGAGGGTCACTGGTAACTCCGGCGATATCTTTTAATCCTTTACCAAAAGATTTTTCCTGAAATTGATTCCATATACCGCCAAAAACCTGCCCTAAGATTTCTTTTCCACTGGCTCCATCGCGAGCAGACTTTGCGGCTCTAATCATGTCAAGGGTTGTACCAAGGACTGTTGCAATAGGCTCGATGCGGCCATAATTGTAAGTGGTTCCATTGACCTTGATATGATAGGCAGGAACCCCAAGACGTTCGGATAATGCCTTGTCTCCCTTGTTGTGGGATTCACTGCTTCCAGTAAATAGGATTTTTTTCTTGTCGTCGTCCTGATCTCCTGC